ACATTTAAATTATGGAGATTTTTAAACATGGCTAAAAACTGGAATCCATCGTGGGCCTCCGACGTAGGCGTCAACAATGTGCCGTCATATCAAGTTAGCGGTCGCCCCTTTGCTTATCACCAAACGATGTCGGCCGCAACGAAGACACAGGTACAGTTCCCTTACGTTTCTCGCTGGGTTTACATTGTTAACAATGGTAGTTCGGATGTGAAGGTCGCCTTCTCTTCGAATGGCCTCAACGCCCCCAATGCAAACTTTTTTGTCGTGCCCAAAGGAAACGGTACATCGGGAAATTATCACAACAGCGTACGCTTGGAATTAAAAGTTGCGGAATTGTGGCTATACTCAGCCGGTACCCCCGAGGTGTCAGTGGTTGCCGGCATGACATCCATTCGTCCTAATAAGGTATCGGGCTCCATCGGCCCCAGTTGGTCAGGCTCGTTAGGGGTAAGTTAGGCCCATGGCAAAGTTTGGCTGGGCATATGTAGACTGCGAGAGTACTGGTACCGGATCGGGACCAATTAACTCTATCCAATATTATATTGGAAGCGGGAGCACGAAGGGAAGTGCGGATCTTGTTTTTAAAGATTCCAACAACCGATTGCTTCTGACTGGTAGTTTGCGTGTGTCAGGCGCCATCCATGCCGACAACTATTATATTAAAAATCGATTAGAACTCAATGTAACTGGTTCTACATATTTTGGAAATGACAATACCGACGTTCACGTACGCACCGGTAGTTTATCTATATCTAATATATCTAATGTCAAAATCTTGGATGTGGACAATTCCACCCAAACAGTCGCAGTGCGAGCCTTTAAGGGAATGTACTCGGGAATTAGCGCCAAAGCAGCCACAGCAAGTGTGCCATCATATATCCTCGGAGTAAGCCAGGCAGCGAATGTAAACATCCTAATTCCCAGTGCTTCCCTATATGGGGCGGGCGCCATTATCATGGTTAAGGATGAGGTCACCTCCCGCGGCGGCAAAAATATAACTCTTCATTCTCGTAGCGGCTATACGATCGATGGTAATCTGACCTATATATTGACGGGCTCTATGCCCGCAATTAGCTTATACTCCAATGGAACAAATTGGTTTGTATTCTAATTATGATAGGGAGAACCATGAATGGCATACAACAGACTAACTGGGTCAATCATTGCTCCCCAGTATTTTGGCCCCGGATTGGGCCAGCCGGGCACCAATGTTATATCGGGAACCTTGCAGGGCGATGGCTCCGCCATAAGGAAAGTCCCGCGCGTTTTAACGCCGGCAGATAATGCTGTTGTCATAAACGTTGACGGCAATTCAAACAAGTTTGAATGTAGCGCCAATTTAAAGTTTAACCCTTCGAGCACACCAAACCAGTTGTCCATCGTTGGAGAAGTGAGTGCTAGTGCTAACATCTCCGCCTCTTTCTTCTATGGAGATGGTTCTAGGCTAACAAACATTAGTTCATCTGGCGGAGCCATTGGGCCAGCCCCCGATGGTTCTTATACTGATGGCTTGTTTACCGACTTTACAGAGGACACCCTTATAGGGGTTCCGATTGATCGCTTTAATGAAGTGCTAAAGATCTTGGCCCCAGATCCCGCGCCGTCTGTTCAGAGAATTAATTATGGCACCACCCAAGGTGTCACCGCCAAACTTTCATTTGGGTCATCATATCCGGTTAATAAATATACCTCTTCGGCGACGGCAGCCGGCTTCTCTGCTGTTGCACGCGCCGGAACTTATGCTCCCGCAACAAGTGGAAACAATTTCCGCCTAGGAGTATATGGCGGATCCACAAACATCACCGGCACCATCAATTATAATGTAGCCAAAAAGAAAGAAGGTACCTATCTTAATTATGCCTCAGCGGCATTTGGAAACGCCGAACAGGGTACCCTGAAGCTAGAATTAAATGGCACCACCTATCACTCTATTTCGCTGACGGGAGCAGTTGGCACCGGCGCACCCGGCACTGGTTCTGCCAGCAGCGTTACCAGTAACACGGGCTTTATAGCACTCTCGGTCACCGCTTCGGGATACGACGGTAACGGCGCCGAATGGACAATCTTCAAACAAAGAACGTCAAAATATAAGATTGGCTCTGCAGACATGAGCCCGGGCTGGAACTATGCAAGAGTCATACACACTATCGGCTCAAGCGACTACACTACAAACTATATTGAGTGGATAAATGATCCCTCCGGCGCTGTCAATGATCTTGGGGCTACCAATGCGCGCATAGAAAACATTACCCTAGTTGGCTCCAAATATCTATCTGGCGTTCAATATAACACAGATGCAACCGCCAACTATAAAGCCGACATTGTGAACTTATACCGGAACGTCTACGCAGCCTCTGGTACTCCAATTTCCTTTAGTACAACTAATTCCTCCACCCCAGCGGCACAGTCTGTACCGGACATAGCAGCACCCCAAACCAATAAAAAGACCTTGGGAATCACGGGTTCCTTGGATGTTAACGCTAGCGTTGATTCGTTGCTCAGCGGTGCGATCACCACAGATGTGACAGTTACCCACCCCCTTAAGAACACAATATCAAATGCGGGTTCTGCGACGACCGGAGATGGCTTCCTCGTTGACAATAGAACCTTAGATAGTACCAATCTATCTGAAAAGTTTCATGACGAAACCTACCGCAAGACATCGGGCTCCTACGCCACTCAGGGTGCAGTCACTGCGGCCGGCGGTAAATGGAACTCACAAAACCATATGACCGCGAGTGGGCCCGCTGGTCACACCGACGGGCTACTACTCTTCAACCAGAGGCTCTACAGCCCCATTGATGATGACATACCTTTGAACGGTAAGTTCTCGGGCCTCTCAAATGTTGAATCAGGCCAGCCTAACTATTCGACCACAACGGGGAAACGCACATTCTATCGAGTACTCTCCAATTCTAGTGGAGTTAGTAAGAGTGACTTTAAGATAACTTCCACCAAAAATGGAACAGCATTCTCCAATAATGCTCTGGACTCCAATGATGTCCACTTTTTTGCTAAGCTCCCCGGCACCTCTGGGTGGATGGATGTATCTCAAAACTTTACATATGGCAGCATTACGGACGGTGCAGGCGCACTCATTAACGGAGCCAACGACAACAGCAACACTACCGGTACCGGCAACTCGGTTCATTGTATTACGTTTGGCACGGGCTCCGTAGCCAACAATGAACATGTGATGCTTAAAATAGTGACTGATTCCAGTTGGTCGGGATACGTCTCACAGCTTGATTTCACCTTGGGCGCCACCACCAATACCACTACCGAGGCTCCCGCACTTGACGATGTGGATGCCAACAATTCTGGTACTGATGCTAAACTTTCGTTCGGATCCTCCAACAATGTGGCAAGCTATTCGGACGCTCTAGGCGCAGCAATTGGTCTGACAAATTATGATTCCAACGATTTATATGATTTAAGCGGCGATCGTCGTGGCATCTTTAGCAGCTTCCCCACCCTCACTGGGGAGTTGAACGAGGATGTACCATCAAGTGGCGACAACTACCCTGCAAACGCCTTTAAAGATGCATATTCTGGATTGTTAGTGATGGAGGTCAACGGAGCAGAAGTTCACTCTGTAAGCATGGTTAATCTCAACAGCATAAGTAACGACTTTAATGGAAATGATTCTGGATTTAGTGTCTCGGCGGTTGACTTTAGTAGCGTGGATGGAATTCCAAGCTACGAGAAGCCATATCGAACAGGGGACTATCAGGTAGGAGCGGGGGATCAACGCCTCGGGTGGAACTATGCCAGAGTGATACATCGGATAGGCGGTTCTGACACTACTACAAACTATGTTGAATGGGTAGTAGATACTGACTCAAACAATCTGGCCTCGTCCTCGGTCGGATTGTCCAATTTCTCGCATGCCGACACTTACTATCAGTCTGGGATCGGATATTTTGCTTCACGGCCGTCTGGCTCTTACACCTACTTGGCTTCAAATGTTTATCGAAATGTGTATCAAAATGGTACAGCTATCTCCTATCCGACCACTACCAATTGTGCGGTGAGTAATATTAGAATTGTAGGCTCCGGAGTGACGACACTATCGACGGCTGCATCTTCTACTTCTCTCGCATCTCTCAACAACTCTGCTAACTGCGAACAGCAGAATATACAGGTCACAGGCACGGTCCTATTTGATAGCTTAACCTCTATTTCAGGCGGCTTGGGCTTGTATACCGATTATGATATTGCGGTAGATTCGACTGTCCTTCACCCCCTTAAGAGTAATCTGAATATAACCCAATATAGCCGCAATGCATTCATGGTTTATTCTGGAAGCCTTGGGAGCACAACAAGCGGCAGCGCTGAATACTTCGGCCTTGAAACGTACCGAATAGTCTCGGGCGCCTATGCAAACCAAGCAGCGGTAACAGACGCCGCAAACAAGTGGAACTCCGCCCGATCGGTTAACGACGCTGGCAGTTACGCAGAACACGCCGATGGAGTGGTGACAGCCAATGGATATGCAATATCTCCTCTTAAAATTGGAAATGTCGGTGACACACGCAATCGAGCAGATGGCGGCTCACTGCAAGCCCCGGCCAGTAATCCCAACTATTCTTCTTTGACGAATGCCACCCGAACTTATTATAGATATTTTATTAACAAGACTGGCCTCTCAAAAGCTACTTTTAAGATCAAATTATACGGTTCGGCTAATTTGATTTCTCAAGCCGGCGCATTTTATACAGGATCATTGGGAGCAAATTCAAATATTCAAGTAGAATTGAAGACCCCATCCGATCCGGCCTTCACTGGGTTGGACGATACTTCAACCGCATGGGTTGATTGTATAAGGCCCTACTCTGCCGGCACGCAGCCAGATGCTGACGGAGTAGGAATTTTGAATTTAGGAGGCACAGATCTCTCACAGTCGGTGGGAGCAGGCGGAAGAGAAATACCAATCCANTTACAAGAGAAACAGGTTCGGAATAATCAATACTTTATTTTAAAGATCTCTGCCAACCAAAATTGGACTGGGTATTTGTCGAGAATAGAGATAGACTACACATAAGAAGAGTAAAAAATGAGCACAGGAAAATCAATTAGAACATCGACGTTATTTGCCTCCAAGAAATTGTTAGGCAAGGCGCACACTTCTAACTTGAAAAGTGATGTAAACGAGAGTATTCCGTCTAACGTTTCATTACCCAGCACTACCATTTTTGGTGAAGCTATCCCCAACGATCCCGGGACTGCCTTTTACACGATGTACAGCGCATCAGCCGGAAAGCCCGCAACGGCCGAAAGAATTTACTTAGATGTTGTGTCAATCTCTGACACCATATATAACGCCAGTACCGAATTAAGCGGTGGCGGCGGTGGCGAATCCTCCCAGAATGGGCCTCACGGTTATTACTTAAAATTGCCGGCCAACTATGAAACCACTTCATCCAACCCAAAACGAGGCACCGGGAACTTTACCAACAGCAAACGGGTTTACAACACACGCGGCGGCCTTCAATTGATCCCTCCGCTAGTTTCTAACGCTAGCCCGAATAGGTTTTTTGTAAAGCTGTACAAAGGGGATCCCACCAATCCGGCTAACGAAATCACATCTGGCGATACCATTGACTGGCAATTTGATTATTATGCTGGTGTTATCTTTATCCAAGATTACAAAAGCGCAACGGTGCCCGTCACCGCTTCAGCCTATTTGTATGTAGGCGATTATCTTGATACGGTAGTGGATGCAATCTCGGGCTCATCAGGCACCGCGGCCGGCCCCACCAATTCAATTCAAATTAAAAACGCATCTGGCGCCCTTACGGGCTCTGCAAAACTTAAGTTTGCCTCCGACGTACTTAAGGTCGATGGCGGAATTAGCCTTAACTATCGCAGTGTCAGCAGTATGATGACAGCCTCTGTGGATGACTATGTGATTGGCGCTGATTCAAGTGGCGCCTCGTTCGATATTAGACTACAGAGCGCCGCCAGCCTAAATGAGGGGCAGATCATAGTTATAAAAGATGAGGCCGGCGAAGCAAATACCAATCCGGTCACTATAAGAGCCCATGGTTCCCAAACAATCGATGGTCAAAATAAAGTAATATTGCAGTCTTCCTATGCAGCGATCCAGCTTTATTGTAACGGGACCGACAAGTATTATATTTTCTAAATTTTTATCTCTTATACAAGACTACTTAAGAGCAGGCGAGCCCTGTGTAACTTCCATTTTGATATGGAGTGGTGAATAGGTGCATTACTGCTCGCTTGACAAAATATAAAAACTATAAAATGGAGGGTTTTAAAATATGTCTTATAAATTTCAAACAGGTCCTGCGGAACTAAGCGGTGCAGTTGCACCAGCTGTAGATGGCGCTTTCGACCTTGGTGCTTCCGGTCTGGAGTGGAAAGATCTCTACATCGACGGCACTGCAAACATTGACAGTCTCGTTGCTGATACTGCCGATATTAACGGTGGTAACATTGATGGTACCGTTATTGGTGCTACTTCGGTTGCCGCTGGTTCTTTCGCCGCAGTTGTGGGTACCACTGGTACTTACTCTGGTGTTCTCAAAACTGACGACACCACTGAGGCAACTTCTACTACTGACGGTTCTTTACAGACCGATGGTGGTTTGAGTGTTGCTAAAAGTGCTGTTATCGGTGATGATCTCGATCTGTTATCTGATGGTGCAATCATCAACATTGGTAGTACGTCTAAGTTCACTTTGACCGATCAAGCAGCGAATAACTGCGTGATGGCCGCGAGTGGAGCTAGGCTCGCTTTCGGTAACGCCGGCGAATATATCTCCGGCGATGGTACTGATCTAGACATCGTATCAAGCGGTGATGTTGATATCACAGCTACCTTAGTCGAGGTTATCGGCTCTTTGGGTGTTCAGGGCAATGTAGACCTTGGTAACGCTGCCACAGACAGTGTTACTGTTACCGGTCGCTTCGACTCTGATCTTCTTCCAATTGCTGATTCTACTAGTGACTTAGGTTCTAGTGCGCTTCAGTGGGCTGAAGTTCATGCTGATGTCGGTCATATCGACGCCATGACAGTAACAGGAGCCTCTACTCTTGGAGTTGTTACTGCTACGACAATAAGCGGCTCCAGCACTCTTCAGGCCGGCGGAGCAACCACTCTGCAGGCACTGACCGCTGAGGGCGCCTCTGATCTTCAGGGTGCAATCACTCTTAGTGGCGCTGGCGATACTGCGCTTGACGTTAGTGCTGACAGCTTCTATTTCCGTGATGCAGACGGCACGCTTAAGCGTGACACCATGGCTGACTATGCAGCTGCACTTGTTGCTTCGGAGCCCGGCTTCGCATCTTCGGGTGGTAAACTTCAGTTTGATCCACAAAGCTTAAGCGCTGCCGCAGTTCAAACGCTCGATGAGTTCGTTTTTGCTGACGTTAACGATTCTGACATTCCTAAGAAAGTCACAATCGACGACATGGCTACTCTTTTCGCTGGTGATGGTCTTTCCGCAACTACCGCAGTTATGGCTCTTGACCTTAACGAGTTGACTGCTGCTGCTGTTGACGTTGCTACCGATAGCATTGCTATCGTCGACGCTAACGACAGTAACGCTTCTCGCAAGGAAAGCATTGCTGACCTTGTTGCTGGCATGGCTGGTACTGGTCTGTCTGCTTCCTCTGGTCAACTTAGCGTGTCTGCCGCTTCGGCTCCTGCCGCTGTGGGCGATGCAAATGCTACCCTTACGGAAGCATTCAACTATGCTAGTGCTGAGATCACAGCTGCTCGTACTTGGACACTGCCTGCTTCGGCCGGTCTGTCTGTGGGCGATACGGTTTACATCAAAGCTGCCGCAATTGGTGCCTCTGGTGTGATCATCGTCGCGCGCGCTGGTTCCCAGACGATTGATGGATTGACAGAGCTTCGCATTACCGAAGCCTATGCTTCTATCTCTCTGAAATATGTTGCTGCTGATACTTGGAGAATCTTCTAATCTAAACCTTGTGTTTGGATTTGGTTATCCTTTTGGTGCCTCCCCCTTGTGGGGGGGCATCTTTTTATGAATATTAAGTAATTTAAGCTCTATTTATTCGTGTGAGGTAAAAAATGGCTTATAATGTATTAAAGGGGAATGTTGCTGGCTCCGTTGATCAACATGCCGATCAAGAAATTAATGGTGTTAAAGTTTTCAAAAGCACAATCAGCGCTAGTGTCTTTTATGATACGGATGCACAAAGCCCGTGTGCAACTTTAAAAGACGTAGCATTACGCACGATTGTGGGGAACGTACCCAATTCAGTACTTGTTTTAGGTAGAGAGGGCGTAGCATATGCATCGCCGCAACTTTCTTATGACGACGGAGAACTAACGGTGGATACGGTGTGTGCCGGGTCAGTGCATGGCGACGGTTCTAATTTAACCAACATATCTACAGAGGCCTTGAGCAGTCCGATTACCGCAACCCAACTTAAGCTCGGTACCGGCCTTAAAAGTGTCAATGGTTCTCTGTCTCTTGGTGCAGGCCCAGGCCTTTCAGTCGACACCGCAGGGGTACGCTTGAATGTCGTGCCCCAAGGAGGCCTGACTCTGGCAACGAATGCGCTGGGAATAGATCCCACAAAACTGCAAAACATCAAACGCACGGGCCAGTCGGTGGCCGCAGATGATCTTTTGATTGTTGGCAATCAATCTATGAAAAACACATATGGCATTACGCTAAAAGATCTGTATGAGGATTACTTAAGCCTCAAAATGCCGCGGCCCAAGGGAGTAAGAGGTTCCCTGCAGTTGAAAGGGAAGGGCACCTTAGACGCGTCAGAAAATCTCACCTACAACGCGACCAGTAACGTTTTGCGTGTCGCCGGCGAGGTCAACGCAGATGTTGCCCACATAAATCAAAGACTGGTATGCAATGGCGCTGTACACAAAAATATAACCACAGTATCAGATATGTTGTATGTAGTAGCGAACAATGACTATACGGTGTTGTGTGACACTACCAAGAATAAAGTTTTGGTGACCCTACCATCGGCAGCAACGTGTGCCGGCCGCCTTATAGTGGTTAAAAATATTAATAGAGGCAAGGCAAATCAAAAAACTTTAGCAGTCGTTATTGAAGCCGAAGACGAACTTGTCGACCTCAAGAAGCGAGTAGAGATTAGGACCCGCGGCGCAACTAAGACCCTGCAATCCGATGGAAGAAGTTGGTGGGCGCTCTAATATTAGAGACAATAATTAAAAAGGAATAACAGCATGGCATACAATACCTCTAAAGGTAAAAGAGATCTCGGCGACATTGAATACGAGGGTGATCCAGATACTCAGATTGATTTTGAGAATGATACGATTCGCCTTCGAACCAGTGATAAGATTAGATTCTCAGTAGCGGGAGCCATAGTTAAGGCAGAACATCCAGTGACGGCATCTGATGGGTTTTTGGTGTACGATAAAACAAACAGCATTGGAGTCGCTTCAATAAACTCTCAAGGTGCCCTCTCTTCGTCAACTTATATATCCGCTTCTACTTTTCGTGGCCTAGCGCAGAGGGTAACGTTTCCCATCAAAACCGTCACGAGCGCCTACACAGTTTCTATAAAAGATTATACAATACTAGCAGATACTTCAGCCGGAAATATCACGGTGGAGATGCCGACGGCCGCAACCGCTAGCGGAAAAGTATATAATATTAAAAAGATAAATTCTCTAAACACTTTAACTATAACTAGCTCGGCTGGAAGCACCATAGATTCGGCTCCAACCAAACAGCTTACGACTCTAAACGAATCGGTAACCGTGCATTCGAACGGCACGTACTGGTTTGTAATTTAAAAAAGGACTAATTTACGATGAGCTATACAACCCCAGAAGATTCCAGATCAGTATTAGAGCCAGTAAAGGCAGTTCGCTCTACAGAGCTATATTATGGATCCGGTTCCGCCGGCGAAAGATTTCTTCTTATTGATGGTGACGACATTGATACATTTCAATTAATAGGCGCTTATGGAAATACGATAAAGGCCAATGGAGCCCGCTCTCAGTATAACATGACCGGCACCATAGCATCTTTAAACGCCCTGAATCACAACATTATCGGACTCGCGCTTGATAATGTGGGGGGCACTCCGTACGATAATTCAACGGGCACCCTCTGGCCCGAACTAGTAAGCTTTCTCAGTCAGTCGCAGGACACAAATATAAAAGTATTTGCAGTGTGCGGCCCCCGCAAAAACATTCTATCCGGAAGCGTCAACCGGTGGGGGATCAAAGGCGGTTTTTTAAAGAACAACCAGTATGTTGAAAATGCGGGAACAGCGGCCAAAAAATGGGGTTCTGCAGCCATGGAATTGTCCAAATTATCTCTTACTTATCCAAATTTGATTGGTTGGACCATCGACGATTTCGCCGCCAAAAATGACAATATTCCATCCTACACCTATAGGGATGTTCAAGGCATTGTTAAAGCAGGAACTCGATGGAATCGAAGGTTTCAATTTTTTCCCACTCATTATTCGACTGCCGCCACAAAGAATGCTATTCCTGCTGTCCGACTCGGCTGGAGCTATGGCTTCCCCGTTTCAGCCGTAGAGTATGTTGGCGCCACTATGAGATTTAAGATGTCGTCCGACATTCCAACCGAAGCCGTCCTCCACCTCGTACACGAGGACGCCCACATGGACGACAACAAAGAGAACGTTAAAAAGACAGTGAAGATTAACGATATCGAAGTATGGACTGGAGATCTCTCGGGGGACAATCGAACGGAAGTAGACGAGATCGATATACAGCCTCATCTGGTCGCCGGCGGCAATACCATCAAGTATTTTATTAGCGGATCCGCCAATGGGTTTCAGACACGTATTTGGGGGATCAATGCCAGAATTACGACAAACGATTCTAACCCTCGCCGGCGTACCCTCACGCGAGTAAATCCCGTGGCCGGCATCGGCGGGGGGCTCACGGAACCGGTGTTTGATATGAATGGTGGTGTACCTTACTCTGCGTCGTGCTGTGCACGCTGGAAGGGCAAGCCGATCGGCGAAACCAACGCCGCCTATAGATACGTAGCAGCATGCCCCAGAACTATTTTGGTTTACAGTAACCACACGGGAGCCATTCAGAACCGACTAGGAAAAGTTTTTGCAGCGTATAATCGCAACTTGCCTGATACCGGACTCCTACATGTGCAGCAAGGATTCTTGTTTAATCAGAATATTCCTCCAACGAGTCACGTACAAAAATTTAAATCAGGCTCAGCTTATGCGGACGGTCAACTAATATGGAATTATCCATTCTACCTTCAACAACCGAATGCGGGTGTCTTTACAAAAAGAAGCGTGCCGAGTGGCCTCGCTTTAGGTGGTGTCATGACCACGTTTCCACGATACCAGCTTGCTATCAGAGGACATTACCAAAGGTGGACCACAAAGAAAGAATATAGCGGCGATCTTAAATTTATAATAAGGACCGAGGGCGGCGGCGGCGTTGATAAAAAATCCCCAGCCACCGGAATCACTCCTTACTGGAGAACCATTTTAGCTAAATCCTCATCGACTTGGCCGCCAGCCAATCCCTTTTATAATGTTTCCGGATCAAAAAATTACACAAACCCGCTATCGTCATCCACCATTTCCCCGGCCTCTAAGATAGTATTAGAGACTTTTGTGACGTCAGGTTATGGAGATGCATATATGCAGGCGCGCCTATCCGCCTCGGTGGGGAGTGTGTTTTTAAGTGAGTCCGCTTGGGACTTTAGCAGCGGTATCACCGGCAGCGCGCTGCAGACGCAATACACTTCAGTTAAAGGCTATTATGACACGATTGCCTCTGGTCGTGATAGCCTTAAAAACAAGATCATTCACTTTCGCCGCGGCGCGTGGGATGTTTATGCCCCGTCCGACGGAGATACCGTGTTTGTTACCGCCGATCGTGAAAACAGATACTATGATGCAACCTTAGATGAGTGGACCGTTCCATCGAGAATTATACCTATGGGCCTAACCGTTACGGGCACTCTTGCGGTAGATGCTGCCGTAGAGCGCGGAGCTATCTTTAGCGCCCGCACCACAACAGCTCAAGATTTTAACTGGGCTGTTAGCTCCACATCTGCCTCAGTGTCGTGGGATGTGATTAGTGCGGACGATGATTCATACTATTCAGCGTCTGTCGGGGGTTCTAAAATCCACGTTCTAGATAATGGCCTGTATAAGGTTTCTTATGGAATAAATTGGTACCAAACTGGCGCTGTTCCCCCTCAAGTGCTGAGATCTTATTTGGTATCATCGAGCTATTCGGCCGGCTCCGGAAGCGCCGCCGCTACGGGATCGATTAGAACCGTTCCGGCTTCTTCGGACTATGTAACATTTGATAGCTTAGGCGGCGGATATACTCGTGGCTCCAATAACGCAACCTTCACCACTAATTTGAACTCCAATGATATAATTGAATTATATGCCCAGCATATATTCGGTTCTCTTCCGTGCACCACAAGCACAGAGGTCGATCAGGCTTGGATTACCATTGAGAAAATCAGCTAAAGTAATGGTTTTTGGGGTTAATAAAACTATTTATTTTGAACTATTGCCATTTTAGGAGATAATTTATGTCTAATTTGCTTAACGAAGCAATTGTAGATGCGAAGGCACTACGTACCGCAGCCTTGAAGAATGCTGAAACCATCGTCATCGAAAAATATTCCGATGAAGTACGGAACACACTGGAGCAACTCTTGGAGCAAGATGATCTCCTTGGCGATCCTCTCGGCGCCGCCGCCCCCGAAGTTGGAGCAGACGCTGGTGCAGAGATGCCAGCACCCGAAGCCGCCGGCGCAGAGATGCCGGCAATGGATCCGGCCGCGGCCCCAATGGAAGAGGGCGCTGAACCCGAAGAAATCGCAGAAGAAGATATTCCTCTTGCGGCCACCGATGATTTAGGAAACCTAGAGGGAAAGAATCTGAATTCATTCCCGGCCACCGGAGAAGAGGTACAATTAACCTTAGATCTCGGAGCACTCCAAGAGAGCATCGAGGCCCTCAGAGTAGAAGAAGAGATTGACTTAAACGAAATTGATCTTGCAGCCCTCTTGGACGAAGACGACGACACATCTCAAACATGGCAAGTGCAACCGTCAGGGGACCCCTCGGCCGAAGAGGAAGAGTCTGATTCACAAGCAATGCAACGCGCAGGCTTGGAAGAAGATGCGGCAATGGGCTTGGCTAGTCATCTTATGGGCAACCGCGACGAGGAAGATGAAGATCTCGAAGAGGGTGAGGCCTATAAGCGCGNCGAAGACGAAGAGAATATCAACGAACTCGTCGACGCGATCGTAGAAAAGCTCACAGTAGACATGGGCGCGGACTTGAGCGGCTGGGCCGGCCGATCGTCTGAAGACCAGAAATGGGCCATGGAAAAAGAATTAGCACATCGTAGAAGTACAGATGTGGAAGAAGAATTAAACACTTTGAAGAAAGCTCAAGAAGAGTTGGTTTTCGAAAATAACCAAGTCAATGAGCAGAACAATCAATATAAGCAAGCAGTTAACGAGCTTAAAGAGAGCTTACAAGATGTAAACCTCTCCAATGCTCGCTTGCTTTATACGAACCGGATATTGAGAAATACCTCCCTTAATGAGCGACAAAAACAAAAGATTGTCGAAGCGATTTCTGGCGCCGGTTCTGTGATGGAAGCAAGAACGATCTACGAAACGCTTCAGAGCACAGTGGAGGCCACTCCAAAAAGAGGCCCACAATCACTGAGCGAGGCTATTGGTCGTCGGTCANCCGTCATCCGGGCAACTCGTCAAGAGGCGCCTAGTTCCGATCCTATTTCAGATCGGATGAAAAAACTAGCTGGAATAAAATAATCATATAAAATATAAAGGAGGTGATTTAAAATGTCTAGTATTATCGAAAGATTGACAGAAGGTGTTGTCAATCGTGATATGCGAGCAGAAAGCCACGCTCTTCTTTCCAAGTGGGAGAAGACGGGACTTCTTGAAGGTCTTGATAAGGATCGTCAGAAGACGGCTATGGCTCGCTTGCTTGAAAACCAAGCAAAAGAACTACTCCGCGAAAGTAGCAGCATGAGCGCTGGAGATGTTGAGGGCTTTGCAGCCGTCGCGTTCCCCATCGTACGTCGTGTATTCGCAGGCTTAATTGCTAACGATCTCGTTAGCGTTCAGCCGATGAGTCTCCCCTCGGGACTCATCTTCTTCCTTGACTTCGTGTATTCCCCCGACCTCGGTGGAACTGCGAACGACGCTCAGGCCAAGGACAGATTTGGTAACATTTCTGGCTCCTCGATCTATGGTGGCAACAAAGTTGGTGCCGAGATCACGGGCGGTCTTGANCTGGTCGGTAACATGGCTCAAGATAAGTCTGGTCCTCGTACTGTTGGTGCACGCGGTTATGCGTATGCATCGCCAAAGGGTGGCCANCAATGCGGTAAAGGAAAGTGGTCTATTAAGAAGTATTGGGGTATTCACTCCTCATCGCTTCATACTGCCCGCGCTCAGCAGCAGCTGATTGAGTATGATCCGGATATCAACGCTTTGACAGGGAGCACCACTGCATACAGTGTTCTTGTTCTCGAAATTGACAAGAAGATGTTGCTATCAGGTTCACGGACGGCTGACTTTAATAACCTTGGTGCTTTTGAAGTTTCGGCTTCTGCACTTTCAGGTTCTGGCATTGGTGTTACAAACACCGGCGNTACCAAGTGGTTCGGCAATACGGGCCCCAAACAGGTTCGTCGACTTACCACATTGGTGAAGAGTGCCAAGTCAGGTCCCGTTACCGGAAGCGCTGTGCGGATGGTATTTGTGGTTCCGTCTTCAGTCGGTAACATCTCTAAGCGCGCTGGTCTAATTACTGTCCAAACTCCCATCGTGGATACCTTCCAGAATGCTGGATCTGGTAGACTTGGTGCGGTTGTTGGTGCTACTGAGTGGGGACTGGAAGGCTCCGCTGACATCCCAGAGATCGACATCAAGGTCGATTCCGTGGCTGTCACGGCGATGACCAAGAAGCTCAAGGCTAAGTGGACTCCGGAATTAGGGCAAGACCTTAATGCCTACCACAACCTTGATGCGGAAGTCGAGCTTACGAGCATTCTCTCTGAGCAAGTTGCTCTTGAGATTGATCGTGAGATTATCGGTGATTTGGTCAACGGTGCAACTGCCGCTACCTATTATTGGTCGCGCGCTCCGGGTCTCTTCGTGGACCGTACAACTGGTGCTGAAATTGGCGCATCTTCGGCTGCTCCTGACTTCACCGGTACGGTATCCGAGTGGTATGAGACTCTCGCGGAAACCATCAATGACGTTTCTGCACAAATCCATCGCAAGACTCTGCGTGGTGGCGCTAACTTCATCGTCTGTGGACCTGAAGTTGCCAACATTCTTGAGTTCACCGCTGGATTCCGTGCTTCCGTCACTGCTGATGACGACCGCGGAAGCATCGGTGCCGTCAAGGTGGGATCACTCAGTAAGAAGTTCGACGTCATTGTTGACCCGTACTTCCTGCGTAACGTGATTCTCGTCGGACGTCGCGGATCCTCTTTCCTTGAAAGCGGATATGTGTACGCACCGTATGTACCACTGCAAACTACACCCACGATCTTCGGCGTCGAAGACTTCGTGCCCCGCAAGGGCGTGATGACTCGCTATGCCAAGAAGATGGTGCGTCCTGATATGTACGGCCTTGTTGTTGTGCGAGGACTNCTTGGTGAGTCTGGTGCTACTAGCGGCTAATAGTTAAAACTATAGNCCATTACATGGTAAAGCCTCCGTTTTTTAACGGGGGCTTTCCTGTATGGCGAGACTACTTACAGACGAGCCCATAGGGGCTTGTTATTTTTTATGATATGATTACAAATGGAGGATTATAAAAATGGGAACAAAAAGAGTAGGTTTGGCTAGAACCCAAGCACTAATTCAGAATTTAAAGAGAGATTTACAGTTAAACGGCACGTCGCTTGTGGGTATAAAGAAGAAGACCCAAAATGTTACCACTTCGGTAAGCGCCACAGCTTCCGACAGCGGAAAGGTGTACTTTGTTAACGCGGGAACCACCGTGCTTACGCTTCCTACATCTGCCGCAGCAGGTGCTGGTTGGCACTGCAAGATCATCCTGACCGATGAGCCCGCCACAAGTTTTGCTGTTACAGCTAATGGCACCGAGTTGATGGGACTCATCACATGTGACGATGGTTCGCTTCAGAGTGATGCGAATGGCACCTTCACTATTGATACTAGCGGCAATATTGGAGACTGGCTAGAAATTACATGTGACGGAACGTCGATGTATATTCGTGGCAACTTGGATGCTGTAGCTGCCGGCGCATGGACTTGATACTATAAACTAAGTTAACATTAATCTTAAAACCCCACCCCTTGCCGGGTGGGGTTTTTATTTTGAGATCTTGGGTGTTAAAATGCCGATCTCTTAAATTTTTTCCCTGACAAATTTTTGAGATTTTCGCTTTAGGCGAGAAGCTACTATTTACTATAGCCCAACCTAGGAGTTTTAAATGGGAAAAAAAAGAAGATTAATGTCCGCCCGGAATAAATTTAAAAACAAACACGCATCTCACCCTCGAATGAAATGGATTAGTGCGCAACTTGAAGAAGAACAAAAGCCCCCCAATAAGGAGGCAAAGAGGGTTCCCGAGGTAGTATTGGCAACGGAGACTACAACCCCGATCATCGCCAGTACCCCAGATCCTTCAGCATATGTCGAATTCACCGCACCAGCCCCCACTGTGGAGCCGGAAGTTGAAATCGAAACAGCGGCAGAGGTGATCGCTCCCGTTGCGGAGGAGATTCCCGTGATCAAAGAGATCACAAAAAGCGCCCCCAAAAAGCGCGCTACTACTCGGAAACGTACGAGAAAAACAGCCAAAACTAAGACGCGTTCTACATCGGCCTAAAATAAACGTTTCTACGCATTGAATTTTGTAGTTTGTAAAACTATTTAGCATAGGAGCCCACATGCATGCCGACAAACCTTTCCCCGAAATCTCAAACTAGCGCAATAGTTCTTACTAGCACAGGTAGCACTACCAAAGTAGCTGCCGGCTGTCCTATTGGTGCGTACACTGGCTCGGCCGATTTTCTCAAGGGAGCGAAACTACAAGTAGCTTATGTGTATAAGAAGCTCGGTGGCGACGTGGTGGACATCGAGTTAACTCCCGCTAATGTTTATGCGGCCTATGAAGAAGCCGTATTAGAATATTCGTATATTGTTAATCTCCACCAGAGCAAGAATGCCTTGTCTGATGCTTTAGGCGATACCACGGGCACATTTGATCATCGCGGAAATCAGAAAGCGGGCCCCACCGGTTCAAATCTGAGATATCCACGCTTTCAGGCTGCATATGCACGCAAGGTGGGAGATGGCCTCGCAACGATGGCCAACATGGGCGGCACCACCACGATCTACTCTGCGTCTTTGATACCAAAAGACAGCCGCCAAGACTATGATCTTCAGAGTATTGTTGAAACAGCATCTACAAGCGGCACCGACGAAAAAGGTCGTACTGTGCCCTATGCAGGAAAAGTCGGAAACAATAGAGTATACGTCACCAAGGTGTTTTTTAAGTCACCCCGGGCCATGTGGCGTTTTTATGGATACTATGGCGGCATCGGCGTGGTAGGAAACTATTCAACATATGGACAATTTGCAGATGACTCAACTTTTGAGATAATTCCTACGTGGCAGAACAAAATGCAAGCTATCATGTATGAAGATTCTCTATTTACACGCACATCTCACTATTCATATGAAATCAAAAACAATAAACTGCGACTTTTTCCGTCACCGAGTCTTTTTCCCTTCATGAATAGCGAAATATGGTTTCAATTTTACGTTAAAACAGACTCCACCGACACAGGCGCTGGTTATGACGACGGAGTAAAGGGCGTCAACAATATGAACACGCTTCCCTATAATAATATTCCTTTTCGAAATATCAATGCCATCGGAAAGCAATGGATTCGAAAATATAGTTTGGCCGTATGTAAGGAGATGTTGGGGCAAATTCGAGGCAAGTTTACTCAGATGCCAATCCCAGGCCAAAGCGTTACTCTAAATCACAGCGAACTATTGGGGCAGGCAAAAGCCGAACAACAAGAATTGCGAGACAAACTTCTAGAGATTCTCACGAGCATGGAATACGGCGAACTCGTCAAGCGCGATAGCGAAAAATCTGAGGCAACCGCTACTACGTTCAAAAACTCTCCGTTGCCGATATTTGTGGGGTAATTTAAATGTCCAACGAATGGAAGAGACCCAAACAGCCGCCTCCACCGTTATTCTTTGGTAAGAAAGAGCGCGATCTCGTCAAGCAGGTCAATGATGAACTTATTGAAAAGATCATCGGCCAGCAGATTTTATATTATCCAATTGATATGGAAACAACGGATTTTCATGAATTATACGGAGAAGCGATCAAGAAAAGCTATCTCCCCCCAGTGCGGATATATGCATTAGTTGAATTTACAGATTATTCAACCGACTATTTAAAGAGTGCGGGTGTGGATAAGACTTGGGAGATCAAGGTGCACTTTCACAAACGTCGACTGGAAGAGGATCAAAATATGTACGTTCGAGAAGGTGATTTTGTGCTTTATGGATCTTATTTTTATGAGATCGTTAAATTAACCGAAGAGAGCAAGCTGTTTGGCCAAGTAGATCATGGTTTTGAAATATCTGCTATCTGCAAGAGAGCGAGAAAGGGGCTTTTCGATGCTACCTGATAATTTTAATTTCGCGCTGATGCCGGATATCCCCCATACGGGGTCTGCTCGGCTTCAAGACATCGGAATGGTGTCCTCTACTATTGAAAATATTGATTATGCGATCACCGCATGGATAAAAGAGGATTTGCAGCTTCAAACTTTGACAAACGAGGGGAGAGTACGAGTTCCTGTTTTGTGGCAGGCTCCGGAACGCGCATATCAAATTAAACATAAAAAATCATTGCGAGATGATGGAGACGCACTTAAGTTGCCCTTAGTGAGCATAGAGCGCTCCGGGATATCCAAAGATCCTGAACGAAAGGGTGCCTTTCAAGCGCAAATTTACTCAGACAACAAGGATGGCCGCACAGGAAGAATGGTGGTTGCGCGCCGAATTGTAGAAGATAAGACACGAAATTTTGCGGTTGCTCAATCTATGAGAATGTTGCCAAAGGACACCAAATTTCAAAAATACTATCCGCGCACCAATAAAAAAGTGGTTATTCAAACACTGTCCATTCCGATCCCCGTATATATTAATGTGGACTACAAGATCACCCTCATAACTGAATACCAGCAACAACAGAACGATCTGGTGGCACCTTTTATCGCCCGACCGGGCCAAATCAATGCATTTGCATTGCGTAGAAATGGTCATCTATATGAAGCTTTCGTGGATTCTAATTTTACACATTCAAACAATATTGAAGATTTGGGGGAAGAGTCGCGTAAGTTTTCAACGGAAATTAATATCAAAGTATTGGGGTATCTGATTGGAGAGGGAGAGAGCGATGATCGTGAATTGGTGAAAATAGAGGAAAATGTCGTAGAGGTAAGCTATCCGCGCGAGAGCGTCCCACTTCCTGGAGACCCCTCGTTTATCGAAGATTAGTTCCTGAACTGAAGGCAAAATTATTTATTCTCTTCACGACTTTTGACAATGCGTAAACTATTTACTGTTGATTGTCCACCAATTAGACTACTTTAATGAAGAGAGGGTTTTACAAAGATGTCTGTCAAAAACTTTAAATTTGTATCGCCCGGCGTATTTATCAATGAAATTGATAACTCATTTATCCCCCGTACGCCGGATAACATCGGTCCCGTAATCGTCGGCCGTGCACGCAAGGGATTAGCGAATGTTCCCACAAAGATCGAATCATATAGCGACTTTGTGAATATGTTTGGAGATACCGTTCCGGGCTCTGGCGGAGGCGATGTTTATCGCGACGGAAACCTCCAATCGCCCATGTACGGCACTTACGCCGCAAAGGCATTCCTGCATTCTGGCGTGGCACCGCTTACTTATGTGCGCCTGCTCGGAGAGCAGTCCACAAGCAAGAAAAACACTGCCGCGGCCAAGGCCGG